GTCCCAGCGAACAAGACACGTCATGCACGTGATGTACGTTGGCTGGTCATAGTACTCGACACTTCGTCTGCTTACTTTCGTTCCGCGACAGGCCAACTTCATCGTCCCTGCCGTCGCCGCCTTCGTACGCACGACCACGACCTTGTGGATCATGCCTTCATGCTCGGAGTCTCGCCAAATACGTTGATTCACAGCGTTGTAGATAGCACTCCAGCTCGAACTGTCCACAGCCTGCCGGTGCAAGGATAGCCATGGCGCTCGACGTCGCCGGCCAGACGCCCGCCCGCATGTCGATCGCCAACGTCTCCACCGGCGACTCGGTCGAGGCGCAGTTCAACCCGACCGAGCTCGAGGAGGCGCTCGAGGTCAACTGGGCGCGTCAGACCGTTCCCGGCCTGTCTCACCAGCCGCTCCAGTTCGTGAACACCGGCAACACCAAGTTCACGCTCGAGCTCAACTTCGAGGCCCAGGACCCGACGGCGGACCTCGCGCAGCTCCTCCGTGCGCGCCGGTTCCTCCAGAGCCTGTGCTACCCGCGCCGCGGCGCCGCAGACGTCATCGGCGGTGGCCCACCCCGCGCGCTGTTCGTGTGGCCGACCTTCGTGAGCCTCACCTGCGTGATCACCGCGCTGACCTTCAAGTACAGCCGCTTCAACCTCGCCGGAACCCCGATCCAGTTCACCGCGAAGCTCGGGCTCGAGGAGATCCGCGACGTTCGCCTGTTGTCCGAGGACGTGCTCGCCAATGGCACCCAGCGCTCGGGCGTCGGCAACGGAGGCACGTGATGCCGCCGCGCCGGTTCTCGCGCTATTCGTTCAGCGCCGCCGTCCTTGACGACGCCGGCCGGCTGTTCCTCACCGAGCGCGAGCCGTTCCGTTTCCGCTCGTTCTCCGACAACCGCCAGCACCTCGTCCAGCAAGGCGACACCGTGTTCTCTCTCGCAGGGCGCTACTTCGCGCCGCTGCCGCGCCCGTCCGGCCTCTGGTGGGTCATCGCCGACTTCCAGCCCGAGCCGATCCACGATCCAACCCTCGCGCTCGACCTCGGCCGCCTCCTGTTCATCCCGTCGGTCCGCGTCATCACAGAGGAGGTCTTCGCCGAGGCCCGGAGGCAGGAGGCGTCGTGACCGGGAAGCCGCGCACCGATCCGGTGATCTTCGTGACCGTCGTACCCGAGGGCCGCGCCGCTCGCCGCGTCGACCTGTCCGAGAAGATCCTCTCGCTGGTCTACGAGGACTCCGAGCACAAGGCCGACAAGCTCGTGCTCTCGGTCGACAACTGGGACCTCGCCAACTTCGACGACCCGGTCTGGAAGAAGGGCAACCTCCTCGAGGTCTCCTGGGGCTATCCGGGCGACATGGCGCCGACCCGCCGCGTCGTCATCCAGAAGGTCACCGGCTTTCAGGTCCTCGCCATCGAGGGCTACGCCACCTCGGTCCTCATGAACAAGATCGCGCGCTGCCGGACCTTCGAGAACCTCACCCGCGCCGACGTCGTCCGGAAGATCGCCCAGGACAACGGCTACGGCGCCAGCCGCCAGGACATCGAGGACACCGCGCACGCGCTGCCGGTCATCACCCAGGCGCGGATGACCGACGCCCAGCTGATCCGCCGGCTCGCCGACCGCGAAGGCTTCGAGTTCTACGTCGACTTCGACGGCCTGCACTTCCACAAGCGCCGGCTGGGCCAGCGCCCCAGCCGCGTGCTGCGGTGGTTCACGCCGCCCGAGGTCGGCGAGGTCCTCTCGATCAATATCGACAACGACGTCACCGCCAAGCCCGGCGCCGTCAGCGTTCGCGGCCGCGACCCGCTCCGGAAGAAGGACATCGACGAGCGCGGCTCCAACGCCAAGACCCAGCGCGATAGCCTCGCGCCGACTATCGAGATCGTCGACCCCGAGACCGGCGCCACCCGGCTTGAGCGCCGCAATATCGCCGAGGACATCCGCTCGACCGCCGAGCCCTCCGCGGCCACCGCCAAGCGCGAGGCCGACGCCCGCTACCGGCAGGCTCAGCACCTGACCGTCGAGCTCTCGGCCACCGTGATCGGCGACCCGAGCCTCCTGGCCAAGACCGTCGTCGAGATCCAGGGCATCAGCCAGCGCCTCTCGGGCAAGTACTACCTGACCGAGGCCAAGCACAAGGTCGACGGCTCCGGCTTCACCATCGACCTCAAGTGCCTCCGCGATGGCCACAGCGAGCTCGGCGGCCCGCCGTCCAAGGGCAAGCCGAACCGCGGCAAACCCGACGACAACGATCCCGACGCGCTGCGGCCAGTCGAGGTTGTCGATCCGGAAACCGGCCAGACCCGCATCGAGTACCGCCCCACCCATGGCCGCTCGGCCGCCGGAGAGTCGTGATGGCCGGCGAATTCGACACCCACGATCCGCGCTACACGGGGCTCTACATCGGCCACGTCGTCGACCGCGCCGATCCCGAGCATCTCGGCCGCGTGCGCATCCGGATCCCCGGCCTGGTCGAGCCGGCGAGCGCCTGGGCGTTCCCGCTCGGCACCGTGGGCGGCGGCAGCGATCGGCGCGGCTTCTTCGCGGTGCCCGAGGCCGGCGCCGAGGTCGGCGTCCTGTTCCACCAGGGCGACGTCGACCACCCGTACTACCTTTGCGGCCACTGGGGCAAACCGGGCGGCGCCACCGAGATCCCGTCGCCGGCGCGCGACCTCTCGAAGGAAGACACGCCGCAGGTCCGCGCCTTCGAGACCGGTCGGTTCCTGCTCGTATTCGACGACCGCGCCGGCAAGGAGACGCTGCGCATCCAGGACAAGGCGTCGGGTGACCAGATCGAGTTCGACGGCGCGGCGATGGGCATCACCGTCAAAGCGACCTCGGCGCTTCTGCTCCAGGCCGACGGACTCATCAGCATCGAGGGCACGACGGTCGTGATCAACGGCCGCCTCGTCCTCCCCGGCGGCGGGACCATCTGAGGACGACCATGCCACTTCCCGACCTCGAGACCCTTTGCGTCGAGCTCACCGTCACGCCCCAGCAGCTCAGCGTTACCTTCCCCGGCGGCGCGACGCTCGCCTCCGAGCTCCCGAACCTCGGCATCCCGGATCCGCTGCAGCTCGCCAAGCAGCTGATGGCCCAGGCCAACGCCGCCCTCGCGCCGCTCGCGCCCGTGTTCAACCTCATCGACGTGGCACTCGCCTTGTTCAACGCCGTGAAGGCCATCCCCGATGCCATCTCGCATCTCGATCCGAGCAAGATCACCGATGCGCTACCCGAGCTTGCCGAGAAGGCGGGCAAGCTCCTTCCGCTCGTGCCGCAGCTCTCGGTGCCGCTGATGATCGTCGGCCTCATCGATACGCTGCTGGCCTTCCTCGGCGGCCTAGCCGGTCAGCTGCGCGCGCTCATCAATCAGCAGGTGCGCATCCAGGCAGCCGAGAACCGTGCGGCCGAGCTCGGCAACGCCCAGCTCCAGACCGTCGTCGACTGCTCCAAGCATCACGTCGCCGCCCAGCTCCAGAGCCTATCCGAGTCGGTCGCGCCGGTGAACCGGCTGATCGCCCTGGTCAACGTGTTCTCGCAGCTTGCCGGCCTCGGGCCGCTTCCCGACTTCTCGGGCCTCGGCAGCGACGCGGCAGCCGCGCTGCAGCCGCTCGAGGACACCGTCCAGGCGTTGCAACAGATCCGGGCTGCGATCCCGGTGTGAGGTGGAGATGCAGGAATTCCTAGGCTTCGGCCTGCTCAGACCGCTCCGGCGCGACCAGAAAGCCGACTTCGCCGCCGCTGGCGGCGAGCAACTCATCCGCAGCTCCGTTGGCCAGATCCTCGGCACCATCGGCGCGTCCGACAACACGCCCGGCGAGCTGCCGTGGCGGACCGACTTCGGCTCGCTGCTCTACCGCCTGCGGCACCAGAAGAACGACAGCCTCCTGAAGGAGCTCGCCCGCGTCTACGTCGTCGATGCCCTGAAGCGGTGGGAGCCGAGGATCGTTGTCACGGCGGTGGCGGTCGACCGCGAGCAATCTGACGGCGAGAATGTGCTGGCGATCAGGATCCGTTACGACGTCATCTCGGCGAACGCGCCGGAGACCCATGTCATTCTTGGGGGGATAGAACAGAGAGTGTTGATAAATACATAACGCTGCCGCGCAATTAGCTATCCATCGCTACAAGGCGAACGGCCGCGCGTCGTCGCCGGCAGCCTCGGTCGCACGGAGCCGAGCCGGCCCTCCTGGGCGCTGCGCTTCGATGCGGCAAACCTCGGCGACCTTCTCGTGGTCCCGCGCGTTCAGACGGAGCGACCACAGCGCCGACGTCTTCGTTGCGAGAGCCGTCACCTCGGCGGGAGTCAGCTCGAACGGCAGCATCTTGAAAATCGGTATGTGCTGCTCGGCGATCGAGAAGCACAGGCAGTCGAGGTCGCCCGTCGACACAATGACCTTGCGCTCGAGATCCACGACGATGCCGGCTGAGGCGAGCGTCGACGCCACTGCACGCCGCTTCGGTCCACGGAACAGCGACCTCTTGCGCAGCCACGCCTCGAGCCGCTGCCTCACCCGATCGTCCCAGTCGAGCGTGCTGAATATGCGCTCGATCGGCTCCGCCTGCCCCGTTACGAAGAACTCGCCCCACAACAGATCGAGGAACCCACGGTCCTTGATGGGCGCCTGGACCGCATTCGGAAACGTGGGATCACTTGCAATCCGGAGCAGCTGCTGGACGAACTCGGCGTGCGGACCTTCGAAGGCGCGCAGCATCGGCTCGAACGCGTCACGTGCTGCCTCCGACACGTGACTGATCCGCGCGAACACGTAGACCAGCACCCAATTGCGAGCCTCCTGCCGGTCGTCCTTGCAAGCCTCCTGCCGCTCGTCCCTGCCGGCTTTCTGCCGCTTGTCCGACATTGCCAACAAGCGCAACCAGTGCCGCAGCGCCCCTGCGGCGAGCTGCGCGTCCGGGTTGCGGTAATATCCGGTCGTCACGACGCGAAAGGCTTCGTGATCGCTCCTGATCGATGCGTCCATGTTACGAGGCTTCCGAGTGACGTGAGCCTTGTTCGTGACCGGATCGATCTGCACGTGCCAGGCGGCCGGATCGACCATCTCGAAGAGGATCGCGAGGCCGATGCGTTCGTTCGGGCCAAGATCCGCATCCTCGAAGATCCGCTCGCATAGCGCGAACAGCGGCGCGTGCTCCTGCATCAGGCTCACGAGAGATCCTTCCGCTGCCTGAAAGAGCGCGTCTCGCATCACTCGCGCCTGGTCTTGCGGCGTCTGTTTGGTCTCCCGAAACCGTGCGGCGGCACCTCGATCGCCAAGGTGCTCAAGCACCGAGATGATCCGCCGCACGGCGGCCTCGTTGCCGGTCGCGAAGTAGTGCGCCCACAACATGTCTATCACAACAGGTTGGTCTAGCGGATGACGCAAGGCATCGATCGCCGATGGCAGTTGGTCTGGGGTTACCCCGGCCTGCAGGAGGCACGCGCGCCCCTCGGGCGTACCCGAGCTCCACACAGCCAGATGCAGGGTTGTGCGCCAGATGCTCTCGAGATCGCCGAGCTCGGTGAACCAACTGGCAATGCGTTCGGGATGAGCCTTCATGACGAGCCCGAGGTACGTCGCAATGACAAGATGCGTGTGCTCCTCGAGCACGCCTCTCTTCGCGATCGCGCGCAGCTCGGCCGGCAGCCGATCGGGATCCGGACTTGCGTAGTAAAAGTTCATCCAGTCCTTCGGCATCCGGGCACATGATGCCAGATCGCCGAGCCAGTGAGCCGGACGATGTAGGTACTCGGGCGCCAACTCGGTCCGAACATCGAGGTGGCGCACGTCGAACCGACGATCGGCGCGCCACCAGCTCCCGGTGCCGTCGCCCGGTTGACGATCGTATGGAAAGTCAATATAGTCCCAGCCAGGTCGGCTCGACCGGCACAGGGTCATCGAGTCACTCGAGCCCCGGCGTGGAGAACCCCGCCGGGGCTCTTTGCGTTTCGGGAGCACGATGGGGCTTCTCGCTCAAGCAGCGGACTACACGGACAAGGATTTCGACAGCTTACGGCTGCGGTTGCAGAGCCTTGTCCGCTCGGTGTTCCCGGACTGGACCGACTTCAACGTCGCCAACTTCGGGAACATCCTGCTCGAGCTCTACGCGTTCGTCGGCGACGTCCTGACCTTCTACCAGGACAACCAGGCGCGCGAGAGCCGGCTCTTGACCGCCACGCAGCGCAAGAACCTGATCGCGCTGACCAAGCTCCTGGGCTTCCGGCCCGCGGGTGCCCGCGCGGCGACGACCGAGGAGGTGTTCACGCTGGCAAGCACGCCAACCGCGGACGTCGTCCTCTCCAAGGGCACACACGTGCGGACCGCCTCGGTCACCGAGCCGGTCACCTTCCAGCTACTCGGGGACGTCGTCATCCCCGCCGGGGCCTCGCCGCCGACTGCGACCGGGACACTCGAGCATTCCGAGCCGCAAGACGAGCTGTTCGCGTCGACGGGGCTGCCGAACCAAGAGGTCATCCTTCCCGCGACGCCGTACCTCGATGGTTCCGCCCAGGTGGTCGCCGGAAACGGCAACTACGCCGAGGTGCAGAACTTCCTCGGCTCGACCGCCAGCGATCGGCACTTCCTGGTGCTCGTCGACCAGGCCGACCGCGCGACGGTCCGGTTCGGCAACGGCGTGAACGGCGTGGTGCCGTCGGGCACGATCAGCGTGCGGTACAAGACCGGCGGCGGCGGGGTAGGGAATGTCAACGCTGGCACGCTGACCAAGCTCGAGGGCAGCTTCACCGATGCCAACGGGAACCCGGTGTCGATCTCGGCGACGAACCCGCAGCCGGCGTCGGGCGGCACCGATCGGCAGAGCATCGCGCAGATCCAGGCGCTCGCGCCGGAGTCGATCCGCGTGCTGAGCCGGACGGTGTCGCGTGAGGACTACGAGGTCAACGCGCGCCGGCTGCCGGAGGTCGCACGGGCGTTGATGCTCACCTCGAACGAGGATGCTGGGATCGCCGAGAACACCGGGATCCTGTTCGTCATCCCGCGCGGCGGTGGGGTTCCGTCGCCAGCGCTCAAGGACGCGGTGAAGCAGCAGGTCACCGTGGTCTTTCCGAACACGCTGACCTTCCAGGTGGCGGTCCAGGACCCGGTCTACCTGCGAGTCGACGTGCAAGCGACGGTCTTCCTGCGCCAGGGCGCCAACGCGAAGGTCGTCCGGGCAGGGATCCAGAAGGCGCTCGCGAGCTTCTTCGCCGTGTCGCTGCCCGACGGGACGCCGAACCCCGCGGTCGACTTCGGCTGGAACGTGAAGGACGCGAACGGCGATCCGGCCGGCGAGGTCGCGGTGTCCGACGTGTTCGACGTGGTCCGCGATGTCGTCGGCGTCCGGAAGATCGGCGACGGCCCCGATGACTTCTTGCTCAACGGCGCAAGAGCAGACCTCCTGCTGGGGACGCGCGAATTCCCCGCGCTCGGCCAGGTCACGCTCGTCAACGGCGACACGAGGCAGCCGCTGTGACCGTGCCGGCCATGCAGCGCCTGGGCGCTGAAGACGTCGTCACGCCACGCGTGGTCGGCGCGCAGGCGCGCGAGCTCACGCGCATCCGCGTCAGCTTCAACGCGCCCGTGAAGCAAGATGACCCTGGCGCGCCCGACGACGCACTCACCCCGGCGCGCTACGCGATCACCCGCCTGTCCGGCCCGGCCGTGGACGCCGCGGTGATCGGCGTCGAGACCGTGACCAGGTCGGCGGTCGATCTCCTGACCGACGTGCCGCTGACGCCGGGCGCGAGCTACCGCGTCGACGTCGACGGAGCAATCGATGCGTCCGGCAACGTGATCGAGGCGGCGGACGGCTCGGCGATCTTCACCGGCTTCGTCCCGCCGCGACCGGCGAACCGCGTGTTCGACCTGTACCGCTTCCTGCCCGAGCTCAACCGCCGCGAAGACGAGACCGGCGACCTCCGGCGCTTCCTGGCGTGCCTGCAGGAAGTGACCGACCTCGTCCTCCTCGACATCGACCGCTTCACCGACCTCCTCGATCCGGACCTCGCGCCCGATCCGGTCCTCGACCTCATGCTCGGCGAGCTCGGCAACCCGTTCGCGTTCGACCTCTCGGTGGTCGACAAGCGCCGCCTCTTGAACGTCCTCGTCGCGATGTACCGCGAGAAGGGCACAGCCCGCGGCATCACCAACGCGATCCGGTTCTTCCTCGGGCTCGAAGTCCAGATCACCGCGTACGCCGGCGAGGCGCTCCTCCTCGGCGAGTCGCTGCTCGGCGAGGATTGGGTGCTCGGCCCATCGAGCTCGTTCGCGGCGCTCGCCTTCGAGGTCACAAGCCCGCGCGTGCTCGCGACCGAAGAACGCCGGCGGCTGCGGCAGATCGTCGACTACCTGAAGCCCGCGCACACCCACTTCGTGCGCCTGGTCGAGCCGGTCCCGCCCGAGGTCGTCGACCACGTCGAGCTGGGGCTCTCCGAGCTTGGTGACAGCTGGGAGTTGCACTGATGCGATGTGCAGATTGCCACAAAGAGGCAAGCCAGCTGCACCGGAACATGTGCGGCGCGTGTTACAGGCGATGGCGCAAGGAGAACCTGCCACCGAATACCCAGTGTGAGTATTGCAGTCGATCGTTCTTCAATCCCTCACGTCACAGACACTCGCTTTGCTCAAGAGAGTGCTTTCGACTATGGAAAATCAACCGTTCTTCGCGAAATGAACTCATCCCGAATCGGCCTCTTGTGCAGGTAGACGATGGGGGTATGGTCTGTCTCGTCTGTGAAACCTGTGGCGGTTCGTTCCTGGTTCGGCCGTATGAGCTCAAACGTCGGCCACGTTTCTGTTCGAGTAGATGCTGGGCAGCAACGCGTGTTTCCCCTCGCGCGATTCTCCAGTGCCACCATTGCGGCGGGATATTTCGCTACCTTCCAAATCGGCTCCTACACGCAGCAGGCCGCTACTGTTCACGTGCCTGCTTCGAGGAAGCTCGACAGCTCGCCCGGCTATTCCCAGAAGGCAGTAGGAGTCGCGCCTATCGAAAGTTCAGGAATCGGCTCGTTGAGCAAGCTGGCGTGTGCAATCGGTGTGGCGCAGGCCACGACCTCGTGTTGCACCATCGCGAACGTTCGCGTGAACGGCCAGAACTGTTGTTCGCGATCGACAACGTCGAGGTGCTCTGCCGCTCATGTCACACCGGGATTCACGGCCGGCAGGGACATTTTCGGCTTCCGGAGGTCGAATGAGCTCACGCAAGGACTTCTTTTTCAGGCAGCGGGTCACTGAAGCCGAGCTTGACGCGGCATTCGCGGACCTCGAGCAGGCTGACCATGACCTCGCCGCCGACCTCGGGTTCGTCGGCGTCCTCGCCAACGCCGTGGTCTCGCCGCATGCCCCGGTGCCGAACCTGACGGTCGACATCTCCGGGCCCGGCAGCGCGCTCGATCAGCAGGGCCAGCGCATCTTCTTTTCGTCGCTCCAGAACGTCAACGTCGCCCAGGACGACAACGCGGTGTCGACCGAGGTGTCCGCGGCGGGCAAGGAGAAGATCGTCTCGGTCTTCGTGAAGTTCGACCGGGCGCTGTCGGACCCGCGCATCGACGGCAACTCGCTGACCGTGTTCTTCCGGCGCGACGAGAGCTTCAAGTTCTCGGTCGTCCAGGGCGCGGAAGCCGCCGCCGGCGAGGCCATCCCGCCCGCGCTGCGCTCCGACGCCATCCTGCTCGCAGACGTCACGCGGCGATTCGGCCAGGCGCAGATCGGCGCCGACGCCATCTCGATCGCCCGACGCCAGGATGCGTTCACGCTCCCCGGCGCGCCGCGCGCCCTCCGCCGCGGCCGGACGATCGAAGCCCTCTCCGATCTGCTCGGCTTCTACAACGCCCACGCGATCGGCACCGCCGACCGCCATGCCGCCGCGGCGATCGACTACGCCGGTGGTGCCCCGTGGGCCGACGGCACCACCAACCCCGCGGCCACGGTCGAGGCGCAGCTCGACAAGATCATCGCCGACCTCGCGGCCATCGGCGGCGCAGCGAAGATCGGCGCCGCAGCAACCGCGGGCGCACCCGGCGCGTTCGGCGCGGGCAGCGTCAAGTCGCAGCTCGATGCGTTGCTCGGGTTCCTCAACGGGCACATCACCGCCTCGGCCGCCGCGCACGCCGCCTCGGCCATCACGTACGCCGGCGGAGATACCTGGAAAGACGGGACCGCCAACCCGGCGACGACCGTCAAGGCGCAGCTCGACAAGCTCATCGGAGACCTCGCCGCCGATGCCGGCGCCGCGCGGGTCGGCGCTGGCGCGCGCCCGAACTGGCTCGACGGTCGCACCAACCCCGCGGGCGTCTCGCTTTTCGCCGCGCTCAACAAGATCATCACAGACCTCTCCGACCAGGAGGACGGCGCAGACGGCGCCGCGCGGATCGGCGCGCAGGCGACCGGCAAGCTGGCGGCCGGCTCCGTCCGCTCGCAGCTCAACGCCCTGGACGCCACGGCCGTCCGCACCAACGTCGCGAATGTCTTCGCGGCAAGCAGACGCTCAATGGCGCGGACGGCGACACCAACGCGGCGATCGCGACCACCTCCGCACCCGCGGTGCGCAAGCTCCTGTGGGAGATCGCCGGGGCCGCGGGCGCCTACAACTACCGATTCTACGCCACGAATCGCACGCTCGAATTCACCCACAACGCACAGTGGAACGGAGCGCAGTGGGTGAAGGACTCGACGGCATTCGCATCGGCCAAATTCGAAATCAACAACACCGAGATCCGCATCAACGCCGACGACGCGCTGACGAGCCCGTTCCCTGACGTGTGGGCGAGCTCGATCGGCATCGGCGTCACGGGCCACGGTCAGCAGTCGTTCGACGCCGGAGGCAACTGGACCTCACCCGGCCCAACCGAGACCTACATCGGATGGGCAGGCCCCGGTGGCACCTCGGTCATCGGTGGAGGCGCGCCGTTCCGCAAGGTGTTCCCCGTGACACCCAGCTCGGTCACCTTCGTGTCGCTCGGCGCGCTCAACATCACGTCTGGACCGGTGCCATTTGCGGTCACTGCCGCTGGAACGGGCGCCACCGCCACCACTGCCGCGCCGAACGCCAGCACCCATTTCTTCGTACGCGTCATCGCGTCGTAACAAGGAGAACCCATTGCCCATCAAGAGTATGACCACCACACCTGCACCTGGACGCATGGTCCACGTCTGCGCCGCGTGCGGCGCCGAGCACACGATCTCGTTCAACCGCGGCGCACAGAAGTCCAAGACCGGCCCCGTCGCGCTCAACGTCGGCGACACGCTCGTCGTCCGCGTAGACGCGGCGGCTCCGGCGACGGTGACCTTCGCCGCAGGCGACTTCCCGAACTTCGCCCGCATCACCGCGGCCGAGCTCGCAGCCAAGCTCCACGCCGCGCTCCCCGGCGTCCAAGCGACCGACGACGCGGGCGGCCTCCTCATCGAGAGCGCGACCACAGGCGAGGCCAGCCGCATCGAGATCGTTGGCGGCACGGCGCGCGCCGCGCTGGGCTTCGCGACCGACGGCCGGATCGATCCGTGCCTGTCGCGCCCCGTCCTCGGCATCAGCTTCGGCGCCGAGCAACCGCAGGACAAGAACATCCTGGCCCTCCGTCGCTGCAACGACTGCGGTGCCAACGAGTGCCTCGTGCGCACCTTCGACGCCGCGGCCCTGGAGCTCGACGGTACCCACCTCCAGGAGCATCGCAAGGCGGTCAACGCGCTCGCCGAGCACTGCAAGTCGCGCGGCTGGTCGCACCCCGACGTCGTCGAGCAGCATGCGGCCGAGACCAGACAGCCCGTCGATATCCACGCAGCATTCCCGGACCGCCCCCTGGAGCTGTCTCAGTTCGTTCGATCGAGCGCGCATGCCGGTGCATCGCGCGACGCGGGAGAACCCCGATGAAGGTCGACGACAACGGCTGGCTGGTCGGTGCGGACGGCGATCCAGTCGGCAAGCGCTACCCGACCGTGCGGACCTACCCACTCGCAACCCCGGCGCCGCTCGGTATCGTGTGGCACACCACCGACGAACGCGGCGGTCCTGGTACCGCCGAGGCCTTGGCGCGTCGAGCCCAGACCTTCCGGCGCGGCGTCGATCGGCCCGCGTCGTGGCACCTGCTGATCGCCAAGGACGGCGCCATCTACCAGAGCGCGCCGTTCACCGTCGGCACCTGGCACGTCGGCACGCCCGGGGTCATCGCCGGACGTCACTTCGCGAACATCAACCACGCGACCGTCGGCTGCGAGCTCGAGAACGCGGGGCGCCTGCGGCGGCTCGGCGACCAAGTCTACTGCTGGCCATTCTACGTGAATCCCGAGGTGCCCGGATACGAACGCCGCCCCGACCCCAACTGTGCGCTCGACCTCGGTCGTGCGGTGGTCACGCCAGGCGGCCTGTTCGACACGTTCACCCCCGCGCAAGAAGCCTCGGCCGCCGTCGTTCTCCGCGCGCTCGCCACGCGGTTCGGCTGGACCCGCGACGTCTGCGCCTACGGCCACGTCGACTTCGATCCGCAGCGCCGGGAAGATCCGGGGCCGATCTGGAAGCAGACGATCCTCCCGCGTGTGCTCGACCGAGTCTTTGGCAGCGCGGTCGCTGCCG